TACCGTACTTCTCACAGAACTTAACGAAATATTTAAAACCATTATGCTTAAAAGTGTAAGGCCAGAAACATGATGAAAGTAATGCTTGCCCATAAGGGTTTTCATAACTCGGCATGTGGCGTGTGAGTAACCATTTATAATTGCCTAACTCTTCACCATTAGGATGTTGTTTAGTTTTTAAACGTAGTTCATTGTCGGGTGAAAATAAGAATCGACGTTGTGGGCGATCAACAATTTTGTCGGGTACCAGGAACTGACCTTCACGCTTCCAAACCACTTCATGCACTTGATGGCCACGGAATACACCTTGCGCCATGTTCCAGAAGGTATCGATCCACTGCATGCCTTTGGCTGGTTTGTTGTTCATTATCTGTTGGCACAATTCCAACGCACGCATATCTGCAGGTGAGTCACCACCGGCTTGTAAACGATATTCATATTTAATTAAACCAGAACGAATTGATCGCATCTCGCCAATAACATGGGCATCGGCAATAATGGACGCAAACACTTCTTGTGAACGACCAAGTTTTCGTAGAATTTCATCGGGGTTAGGTAGGTAAGATAGTGCGCCATAAAAGTTAGGGTCGGACTGGCGAGTAGCAATTTCCTGACTTAATGCCCTTTTACTTGATGCTTTTTTAATATCAGATTTATCCATGTTAAACCTCAGTAACGTTTGGTATTAACGCTATCTTTACGTTTTCGCGTTGCAATGTTTGGGAGACCACCGGCACGTGTTACTGCTACATACCAAAGGATATGCAATGCGACTAAACCATCGTAATGGTGGTGTGATTGTTTTTCTGGCCAGGTATTCATTTCATCTATTAAGCGCGTTAAGGTGGAATGAAATAAAATACTGGGGTCAATGTCATTAATAAACGGTTCTAAAGAATCAATGCGCACCTCTGGTGGAACGGTTGCGGTAATAGCAGCAAGAGGAAGTACCACTTGTTTTGCAATACCATCATCGATAAATGTTTTACGCATGTGCTCATAAGCATTATTATTTTCAAAACCAATTGCCTGACAGCCATACTCTCTCTGCATGTTGATGAGATCGGCTGATAATTTAGATGGCACTCGACGTTTAATATCCGCTTCAATCACATGCAGTTTTTTCTTTTGCACATTAAAGCCACCGACTAAAATAGCGCTGGGGTCGGACGTTTCACCTTTTCCCATTGAGGGGTCACAGGCACCAAACATGATCCAGTCTGATAAACGTGATACCCAAAATTGATAATTAGTAAATACCAGGTCTTCATCGGTGAGTGGTTCACCTTGCATCTCGGTACCAAAGGCACGTTTATTTTTAGCCCGTTGATGCATTAACCAGTAAAGGCTACGCACGGCTGGCCATGAGGTCACAGCACCTTTGTCCATTTTCTTTTTATGCTTCAGATAATATTTATACGAAGGCATTAACTCAGGCGGTGCCACTTCACCTTTGTCGTTATATTTTTCTTCAAAGCGTGGGTCATCGTTGCGCATGAGTTCTTCGCATTGTTCCCATAAGTCCATAAAGGTGGGTAGTTTAATAATGGCTTTAAAGTGATGAACAATATGACCAATGGCTTGCTTGGCGCGAGAGATAGGATCATCTTTATTTAATATGGTACCCACGCCCAGGTACTTCACTGAACCATCGGGTGGCCCAAGATAATCAATGGCTTTTTCTAACCAGCTCCAACGGTTCTCACGCTCGGTTGGTGACTTGGCTTCTTTATCGGTAATGAGATCATCACCCAATAAAACCTTTGGACGTGATGAACCATGAAAGGTACCACGCACCGCTTGTTCAGCACCGAAGGATTCCATCTTGATGCCGTTGGCCGTTGTGAACTCTCCAATCTTCCAGTTAACACTTCGCCCAGTTACTTCTGGAAAGTCCATTTCCAACATGGCATTCATAGTGAGTTCAGATTTAACAACTTCAATTAATTTAGTTGGTAACTTTGTTTCAGCACCCAAAAAAGTCACATAATCAAGATAAGGTGGCGCATCACCTTGCCAGTTTATTTCGCGACGAATACTTTCTTTTTGCAGCAAACCCAACACAGCAATAAACAATGGGCCAATCTTCGTTAAGAGTGTGGACTTGGTTTCACCACGCGGTGCTACCCACCATTCACGGCAACCCGCTTGTTGTAATAAAAGCTTTGAAAAACGGTTGCAAAAGTGAGCCTGAAAAACAGAAGGCTCACCACGAACATGGTGCGGAAAATAAGTGTAAGCAAAAAAAGAAAAGTCACCCGTTAAAACTTTACGCCGACGTTCAGCAATAGCAGACTTTGAAGAATCGAGCCCAATCTGAAATGCTTCAATCTCCTTACGGAGACTGACGGTTAAATCTTGAAGCTCATTTAAGAACTGTTTTTCTTTAATGTCCTTCATAGTTGCCACATATCATAAAGCAAACAGCAAATTGACAATGTGCCGATAATGCAAATCATCCAAATGCCTCATTCACTTTTGCACCAAAGGGTTCAAGAATTAAACTGAATCGCTCTAGAGCGTCAGGGTGTTCTTCTTTGATGTGGTTGGCGAGTAATTGCAGTGTTTCTAATGCCGTTGAAAGTTTGGCAATTTTAGGGTCACCACCGGCAGCGGCTTTCATTGTTTTAGTGTAGGCATCACTGAGTCGTGATAGCGCTTCTGCTTTTTTTAAGCCGTCATATTCGCCGGTGGTGATATCTTCAACAGTTGTCCTAAATAACAACGTAAAATCTTCAAGGAGTTGTACGGTAATATCACCTAAACCACCGTTTGCCATTCGATTGGCAGCACGTGCTTTTTCCCAGTCATCGCCATTTTCTTTTGCGCGTTTTTTCCATGTACGTACAGTCGGGTAACTGACATCATGTTTTTCAGCAGCAGCTTCTAAGGGAAGGTGTTCATGAACATAAGAGGCACGGACTGCATTACGTGTTTCTGGTTTGTGAGCCATGTAATTTTAAACTCCATTACTTGAAGGCATGCTTTACACCTTCAACTAAAATCGCTATTCCAACACTCATAGCGCCACCAGAAACAGCACCATTCTTGGATGCTTTTATTTCGTTTTGTCTCAGACGTTCATCAAGACCATCTATCGAGTCCAGTTTTTTATTCATCCCTTTTAGCTCACCCCTGATTTCACCAAGCATAAGCATTATCTCTTCTTGATCAGCCATTACCGATTGCTCCGTTTTTCATAGAAGGGCTGGCATTCTTCACAACGAATGGCGTTGACCGCTTCAACACGTTTTGGGTTAATTTCTTCTTCACAATCGATACACACACGTTTGCCATTTATAATTAATGGCGCTTCATTATGTTGCAGGGTTGCATTGCGTATCCCACGCTCCCTTGCTTGCTCTTCATAAATTTGAGCGCTATCTGCTTCATCCATTTTTATTGTTTACCTAACCACTTACTTGCTAGTGAACTTAATAGTTTTGGTTTAGGGGGGTGACCTGCAGCGAGCGCTTTGTCATCACTGCGTCGATTAACATTGACACCAAGAACAGCAAAAGCCATTGTCCATAACATTGTTAGGGAACCCATCAACGAACCAAGAGCGATCACAAAGTCTTTTATCACGGTAGGCTTCTCTATTACGCCATATACAAGAATAAAGATTATTGAAAACAACATTGCAGCAAAACTTAAAGCAACTGACCAACCCAGCGCGGGACGCCAACCACTTTTAAACCAACTGCTAGAACTTAGTTCGGCACGCATAGTTGCGTTAATCTCTGCTTGCTGTTTGGTTTCAGCATCTAGCCGTGCAATGATGACGGGGTTCATAGCTTGCTGAAATTGAATTTGTAATGCTGGGTCTTTTTTAATTGCGGCGATAGCATCAGAGTCGTTATCCATGCCAGTTACTGATTTAGCAACATCAATGACTTGCTGTGTTGTTTCTTCTGCATCATCACCACCAAACCACCCTGCAATAGTGGGCACAAATTCAGCGAGTGCTAAAGCTGTTGTAATTAAAGCCATTATGCGTTCTCCACAATAAATTGTTGAAGCTCGAAGAGTCGGTTGAACCAACCGTTAATAAATTTTTCAAGCGTAGGGTTCTTCACAGAAATGTCATGGTAATAGCGTGAACGCTTACCAAGATAAGAGGCAATAAACCAAGTCGGATTTCTATTAAATTTAATTAAAACTTTAGAAAGGGTATTAGGGCCAATTACGCCATCAGTTTTTGCACCCACATGTTTTTGTAACATCCGAGCAGCCGTGCGCACACCGGTGTTAACAGCTTGGTCAAATATAATGACAGCAAGGGGGAAAGGCATTTGACCACAACGACATTTATCCCAAAAGTCAGCGCGATAAAATGTTGCAGCACTAGAACGATTTAATTCACGAATATCCTGTTCATCGATATCGCCATCGTTATTTATATCACCAATAGTACCTTTGCCTTTAAGGTAGCGAAGCGATATACCATAACGTGTTGCGCCACCAGCATCGTCAGCATCATTGCTGTAGTCGCCTTCAGCACCAAATACCCAGTTGAGTGCCTTTGGCCAATTTGTTATGTCATTATTCATGCCTGAAGCATGACGGGATAAAGAAGGTTGAAAAAGTAGTGAAACGTTTCACCACTAAGAAGAGAGGATGAGTATTATCTTGATCTGTTTAGTAAATCATGTCAACTAAAAAGATCGCCGTTGGGATTGTCAGATTCTTCATTTGTTACATTAATGATATGACGTCGAGTGAGATTAAATTTTAATGCAG